ACCCGAACACAGAGTATGCAATTATCGCTTTTACTCAAAATGGAACAGTTAGCATTACATGGGATGTAAACTGGGCGGAATTGTTTTAAATGGCGAATATTAGCACTCAGCTTTTAGATCTTGCTATAATTAGGAGTGTTTTGCTCCAAAGAATCGCCAATAATTTGAGTGCAGAAGTTGCAGGAGCATATCAAAACATAATAGATGATATAAGCCGTGATATAAGAGGTGCTACACCGATAACTTTAAAGAATATGAACGCTACTATTAAAGAACTCAAAGAACGCTTTGAAGTAGATATAAGCTTTTTAAATAAAGACCTTGAAGATTTAGCAGTTACAGAGAGTGCTTATGCTTTAAATAGTGTGAATAGTACGGTTGGAGTAGATATATTTTCTAAAGTTCCACCTGAATCAACTATCAGAAACATAGTAGCAACAGGATTAATATCAGATGGAAAACGTGCCGAACCGATAAAAGCATGGTTAAAAGGCATTGACGCTAAAATGATAAACGATATCGAGGGCGTTGTTAAAAATGGAGTTATCCAAGGTCAAGTTAATAGCGAAATAGCGAGTAACTTATCTAATGTTTTAGGTGTAAGTCGAGGTCATGCTGAAACGATAACACGAACAGCAACTTCAATGGTATCAAATCAAGCCCGTGAAGCCGTTTACCAAAGCAATCAAGATGTAATCAAGGGTTACGAATTCATGGCTACAATTGACGGTCGTACTTCTTTTGGTTGTTCTACCCGTGATGGTGCTTTGTATGATACTAATCGTAAAGGCTTAAATGCTAAAGGCAAACAATTTCCTTATCAGCCTGTTCCCAGACACATGAATTGCAGGTCGATATACTCGCCCGTAATGAAGACTTGGAAAGAACTTGGTTTACCATTCGATGAGATACCAAAAGGTACGAGAAGCTCGTTAGACGGTCAAATTTCAGCCGATACAAACTTTGATAAATGGTTTGAGGGTAAAGGTAAAGCGTTTCAAGAAAAGTACCTTGGTAAAGGTCGATATGATTTATATAAAAGTGGAAAAATAAGCTTTAAAGATTTAGTTAATCAAAAGGGCGAAACACTTTCTGTTTCTGAGTTGACAGCACTTACTAAAAAGCCTACTGTTCCTAAAGTTGTTAAGCCTAAAGTGCCATCTATAAAGCTACCAATAAATAAAAAATTATCAAGTGTTCAAATAGAGTCAATTTCTTCTCTTGATGATTTAGAGTTAATTACTTATGGAAATAAAGCTGAACACGCTGGAGTATTTAGACAAGATGGAACAAAACTATTTATTAAAAAAGGTGGTCGAGCGAGTGTTAATTTTACGGGTATAGAATCACTATACATGAATGATAGTATTTTAACTCATAATCATCCTAATAGTTTTGGTTTTTCAGCAGAAGATTTACACATGGCGGTCACTACTAATTTAAAAGAGATTAGAGCAGTTGGAGAAAAATATACATATAGACTACTAAGACCTAAAGATGGTTGGAAAGAATCCGTTTCAGTTCCTAAATCATTCTTGAAATTTTCAAGAAATAAATATAGAACAAATGAATTTTCAGAGATAGGAATACATAACGCTACTAAAGAAATCGCAGAAGCGTATAATTTAGAGTATGTGAGGGAATTAATATGAATGAAATAGAAAAAATTGTAAATGAAATTCTAATACTTATTGATGAAAAAATAACAGAAGATTATTTAATTGATTACTCCAATGAAGTATTTGACTTAGAGCAGAAACAAGATTTAGAGGGATTAATTGCAATAAAAGAAGAAATAAAAGGCTTATAAGAATTATTTAAGATATACTTTGTTATACTACTGAATACTAATTAAAGGATTTGAAGATGGAAGCATTAATTATTGTAAATTTAGCATTGACATTAGTTTTATTTGTGATGGGTCTAGAGATATTAAAAAGATTGGGGGCAAAATAGGGTGGAAAATTTATCAAAAGCATTGATTATGTTTCAGAACTTAGAGAAACAAGCTCTTTTATATCTTTTAAAAAAGGATATATAGTGAAAAATGCAATAGAAACTATCATAGAAGAAAAAATATTTAACTATGAAATAAAAGAATATACAGTTAAGTTTTCAACTCTTAAATGTAGAAGTATTGATGACTGTGAAGAGGTAACAGAAGAAATAAGCATTAATGAAGCGATAGGAATGTGTAAAGACTATCTAAAGTTGTGCAGCTATTTTGTTACAATTAATTATCCTATTTATAAAGATAATATTGAAGTTTCTATAAGTAAAGATAAGAGTTCAATATTTGGATATGAACATTTTTATGATGAAAGTGAATTAAGAGCATTGTTGCAAGCAGTTGAATACGCAGGAGAACAAAATGATTTATAGGTGTTGCAATATTTGCAGAAACAAAAAAGCTGATTCAGCAATAACACAAACAATAGAAACTCTATGACCTTCAGTAAGATTAAGTATATAATTAAGTATTTTGATGAATATGGGGTTAATGATATACCAATATTATTTAATAGATATGATGTTGGCATTAAGATGAGAAGTAAATTATTAAGTCTTTTTTCTAAAAGAAGTTCAAAAAGATTTTTAAAAGAAATTAAAGAACTAAATAATATCAGGTAATTAGTGGCAAGAGTTAGAACATTAGTACCTTATAGCGAGGTACTAAACACAAATACAATCTTCTTAATATAATCATATATATAAATCCTCACTCTCATAGCGTAAGTATCTCATCTGAAAGAAAAAAGAAATGCAAAAGAAAAAAGAGTAACAGTTCAGTAAAAATTATACCATGCTCACAAAATCAGTCAATAGTAAAAGTGTATAACATTAAGCCAAATCCTGCCTATTTTTTAATCACCTATCAAAATAAGCCTATATCGTACAATAATAATATAAAGTGGTCGATTAATATACAAATAGTTGATTAATTTTTAATCATTTGCTCAATATTGAAATTAAACTTAAATTATGTTATACTATCGTTAATAGCTTTACGAGCTAAATTAACTCTCACGGAGTAGTACTATGACGGATGAAGAAATTCAAGCCCTACGGGATGAACTAAAAGACGCTAATGATTCTATATCAAAGCTCGAAAAAAAGAATAGTGAAGTAATTCGCAAGAATAAAAAACTATCTACTGAATACAGTGAAGATGAGTTTAATAAGCTTCTTGATAGAAATGAAGTCTTAGAAGCTGAACACAAAAAGCTTGAAAAAGCAAACGGTGTTCTTTCAAAAGACTTAGAGAAATCAAATTTATTAGTGACTGAAAAAGATGGAAGTCTTAGTAAGTTGTTAATTGATGATGGTATCGCAAAGAGTTTAAATGGCTTAGATAAGCATAAACTTAATGATGGTGCTTTAGAACTCGCAACAATGGCTATTAAGTCAAAAGGTGTTGAGTTAGTCGATGGTGTAGCTATGATAGGTGATAAAGCCTTGAATGACTATATCACTACAGACTGGCTTGAAGATGGTGCGAGTAAAAACCTTGTAACTGCTAACTCAAATACGGGCGGTGGTGCAGGCGGTGGAACAGGCGGTGGAAGCGGAAACGTGGATAGAAGTAAAATGAGTCCTGACCAGATGATGAACGCTGGTCGAGAATAACAAAACAAAAGGAAAATAAATGCTAAGTTTATTAGAAGCTGCAAAGCTTGAAGGTGATACGTACAAAGCAGGTGTGATGGCGAAATTCGCTGAAACATCGGATATTTTAAGAGTGTTGATGTTTGAGAATATTCCGGGTGACGCTATGAAGTATAACGTAGAGGAAACTTTACCGGGTATTGCATTTCGTGGTATCAATGAAGCTTACCCAGAAAGTACGGGTATTATCAATCCTAAAATCGAAGCACTTGTAATAGGTGGTGGTGATTTAGATGTTGATACTTCAATTGTAAAAACTCGTGGACCAGTTCAAAGAACTATCCAAGAGGGAATGAAGATTAAAGCATTGTCTTTATTTTGGACAAAAACATTCTTTAAGGGTGATTCAGAGACAGACCCTAGAGAATTTGACGGTTTACAAAAAAGATTAACAGGTAGTGCTTTAATTGCAAATGGTACAGCGGGACTTTCTCTTGCTAAACTAGACGCAGCGATTGACGCAGTTGACAATCCAACTCATTTATCTATGAGTAAATCAATGAGACGTCATTTAACAGTTGCAGCAAGAACAGCAGCAGTTGGTGGGAACATCTCTTATACTATTGACGAATTTGGTCGTCAAGTAACTCAATATAATGATTTACCGATTTTAATTGCAGATGAAGATAACACAGGTACACAAATTCTTGGTTATACAGAAGCAAGTTCAACTACTTCTATTTATGTATTATCTATGGGTGCAAATCGCGTTCAAGGTATTGAAAACGGTGGTATGGAAGTTCGCGATTTAGGTGAGCTTGATAGTAAACCTGCATTAAGAACAAGAGTAGAGTGGTTATGTGGATTTGGTGTATTTTCTCCAAAATCAGCAGCTAGAGTTAGTCAAATCACAGACGCAGCCGTAACGGCATAAGGGGTAAATAATGGCAAATAGAACTTTTGACGCATTAGGTTTAATCGTAGAAGATGAAGCAGTAACAACAACTGCAACTTGTACAGCAGTAAATATAGTTGGCTTAAA